CACGATAAGCCGCGAAAATGCCTTCACCATGGGAACAGTCGCATTTGGAGATGTCCAAATTTGCCCAATAAGGTCTCCCATTCCACACGTAACGCAGGATGGAATCATCACTAAAGTATACGAAATACACATCATACTGAGAAATGTACATGTCATCAAAGACACGATCGATATCTTCAGTAGTTGGAGACATGATGAACTCAGCTTTGCTCACCCTTCCTCCCATGTCACAAATGATGGGCACTGCGCTCTGTGCCTTTTTGAGGTACTCCGTGGCCTTGAACCCAGCCAAACTTGCGACCACCTGGAGGTTCACAATCCCCCGTGGTGGCTTGCCAACTTTGGCGATTTCCATAGTTTTCATTTTGTATATGACGCGAATGGCAGGGTCCAGCCAGCCTTTCCAGGCTGTGGCACCTAACTCGCACATTTCACCATAACCTCGAATGCGTTCTAGACGCTTTTGGTGAGGGTCAGCATGGTGTTCATGAGCTTCGTACGCCGCGTCTGTGTACCCCTCGAAAAAGGGTCTCAACTGCTCGGCGTACCGTGCCATTTCGTCTTTATACCTCTCCAGAAACAAAACTTGTTTCACTTTCATGCCTTCGTGGAATGAATAATCCACTCCGTCAATGGTCAACGTCTGCCCAGGGCATCTCGAAACCATGGCCCGGTATTTCAAGGCCAATTGAGTGTTGTTGTCGCTGCGGCGGTACACCACGCCCGTGTGACCTACATTAGCCCAGAAATGTGTGTAGTAACTCTTGTCTGGATCGAGTTCGTCGTCTAGGAGAGGTGTCTGGAAGTCAAGAGTTCCATCCTTGGCCTCGTACGACAAACCAGCACGCGCTTCGGGCCCTTTAGACTTGACAGAGAAGAGTCCATTATTCTCAAAAGGTACAGGGGCTCCTCTGCCGATCATACACTCCACTCCAACAATCCGATGAGCCCCTAGATAGGTCGGGAGACCTCCTGGGGCGTAAACCGACGAAAATTTTCCACTGTCGTCTGTGCACCATTATGCTGAACACCCTTGACAGCGGTCAATATGCGTTTCTGTATTACAAAAATCAAAGTATTGGCAAAGACCTCTGCGTACTCTTGGTTTCGTGGATTGAGTGCGAATCTTTGCAGCGCCCCTGCAAAGGGGTACTTCTCTGCAGCCACACCCAGACTGGATTCCACGGTTCCAACCAATTCATACTTCGCGTTGAGGACGCGACCAACAGTGATCTTGTTTCCCACCATCAGAAACTCAGCAAGCGCCAGACTCACCATCTGGTTAGGACTTCGACTCATCCAATTGAACCCGCTTGGGAGATCAAAGGTGCTCTGCGCCTGTGTACTCACCATGTTTCTTTCTCTTCCCACCAGGTGTCCGATCAGTGTCGTCCTGCTACCGGCGACCACAACTTTGCGCGAAACTGAGGTGTAGGTCGCATTTCCATCTTCAAAGTCGATACCAAACCCTGGGAGGCGTGAGAGAACATTTGTCCACACCATTTGGGAGGACCACCGGCTCCCCGTCTCACCACGTGTGAACAGATCGACTCGGGCAAACCGAGGATTATACACCTGCACTTCCATAAAATCTGGCTCGTTAAGCAACCGTGTGAAACGAGGGATATCAGGTTTGTCCCCTTCTACCAGTGCTCGCCATTGCTGCTGGGCCGCATGTGCACGCTGGTTACCAACTGCGTCCTTGGGGGTTGGATTACACTCTGCATAGGCGTTCTCACTGCCAGGTCTTCTCACTTTGATGATCATCACCTCGCTTTCAAGCTCGTACTGCGGGTTCCAGGCTCTTCCACCATTGAGTAAAGCTTTATACCTTTTCTGTACCTCCGTCAATGGTATATGCTTTCCATCTGCATCCTTACGTGGTTCCGCATCCGCCTCCTGGAGGCGTTGAGTTGCGTCCGCGAAGGCGTGGAGTCTCTCCTGCGTCTGTTGGCCGACATCCAATTTACGCAGCTCCTCTATCCATTGCAAAGACGCTTCCCATTCACGTCTTACCCGAAGGCGCCTCATTTGGCGGTCTTGTATGGCCCCTACAAGTGCCACAGCGGGGGCAAGCGGGCCAGTGACGAGCCTGTGGTTGATGGTGACTCCCACCCCGACGAGGAAACTTTGGACTGGGAAGGTGCGCGCCCACAAAGACTTGTTGGGTGGCACGTCAACAAGCACTTGGTCAAGACTAGGGAGCTCAGGTTTGTGCTCATCCTCATGGTGAACGACCTGGGCTGGCGCTAAAGGCTGCTTCAAGTCTTCATCGTAGTCGGTGCCCTCTCCAGTCTTCGCCTCGTCGTCTGTCAGCCCTTCCACCAGTTCGCCTTCGCCTAGGCCCTCTCCTGGAGTGGGCTCAGGCGGTCCCTCTGGGTCATCATCGGGGTCCGCGTGGATGACCACGCCCAGCTGAGGCGGGATCCATTTTCCTGGAGGCTCGAACCTTACAAGCGCCATCGCTGGTGGCGAGGTGTCTCCTTTGAGCTCTTGCACCTCGTAATATTTCCCATCATCTCGAGGTGGTCCGGTTCTTAGAACAGAGAGCTCGTGGTCAGTGAGTCCACTCCCATCATCGAAGTGGGTGGCGTCCTCTGTGGCCGCGGCCTCTTGGAGCTGGCGTAGGTGTCCGTTTCTAGGGCCAGCACCCACCGCCCAGTCTCCCACAAAGTCTTCCACGATGGCAAAAATTTTTGCCTTCTCGATTGGGGATGCGCTGGCGCTGGTTCGCTTGCTAGCGTACGTGGTGTCCTCGTTCGCTTTATGCTCAGTATCTACATGTACAACGTCCAGCGAGTTAGCTGCCGCTGCCATGGTGACGGCTGGTTCGTTTTTAACCAGGTCAACGTGTGTGTGGGTGGCCTTCTTGACTTGTGGGTGATGGATCACCCCCGGTCCAGTGAAAGCCCAAATAGCGGGGCGTACCGGCGCTTCCTTCTCGTCTACAACCAATTCAGTTCGCGGCTGGGCCGGTATGCTGGTGTGCATTAGGTTCGAATTTGGTTGTAGCACGTGGATGAAATCTGCTAGTTTGCGCTCCTTTGGGATCTCCGTCTCTGTGAG